TCTCTTGGATAGAACCAAAGTATTTCATTAAACTCACCATTATGTCCTGCAAAAGCATTTTCAGCACTGGTTATGTTTATGTTGTTAAAAATAAATTGTTCTACTGTGCAAGGTAATTTTTTTACAGAACCATCAAATAGATAAAAAGAATCTTGTGACATCCAATAACTAATACCGTTTAAATCAATACCTGCGTGTTGTCCTATGATTCCACAGTTTTGACCTAATTGACGTAGACCAAAAGTAAAAGGTGGACCGATGAATTGTAAAGAGTGAAGAGAAGTATCTGTCCAAACTAAAATTTGGCCTCTTGATCGTTCCGATGCCACGATCCGTGATCCGTCAGCAATACGAAGTGAACCTGCGGTATTTTCTGCTGTTGGTTGATACGTAGTAATATTTTCTTGATCAGAGAATCGAATAAGTAAATCATCTTGAGAAGACGTATCTCCAATTGTATTTTCTGTACCCATAATTAAAAGATGTCGATCAGGAGTAGAAACTAAACATAATCGAGAAGCAGTCGGAGCATTTGTTATTGCTGCTGCTCTAGTTGAAACACCAGCAGAAGTATCCCATTGAAAAGTTCCTCCATTTAAAACAGTTGCAATTAAATCTTCACCAAAATTATCCAATGACCATTGCCTTGCTTCCAAAGTAACATTAGAGGAAGAAGAAGGAGAACCCCATCCTCCTGCACTCCAAGTATCTGTTCCCCAACCAAAAGCAGGTAAAGAAAACTCAGGACCAGGATTGATTTGAAAAGCTGCATCGGTTGATCCTTGAGCCGTGATCCCTGCATTAGCTTCGTTGGATCCTGCATCCACATAAAAGGCATTAGCATTAGCAATCCCTAAAATTTCAAATTCTTTATCTTCAAATGTTGCAGCGGTAAAACTTGTTGAGGTATTAGAAAGAGTGACATTATCAAAAGTTACAAAAGCACCTTCTGTTGCATTGTGCCCTGATATGCTGACAGTTACATTAGAAGAACCATTAGTTGTTGTAAAAACAGATGTCGCTCCTGTATTGGTTTGATTCAGAGGTGTAATATCATAAGCCAAACCCTCTTGAATAACATATAATTTTCTATCGGTGCCAATGGCATCATAACGAGTTCCATCTAAAGATACCCATGCGTGTTGATCACGTACTACTCCAACAAGAGAAGTTGCAATGAATTTTTCCCATCCTTGTATTTTTTGAGGCAATCCTTGAAAAAAGCGAACATTATCACCGTCTGTCCACTTACCTTCACCTGTATAATCGGTTACTTCTTTATTGATACCTGCTGCGGGTCTAAAATTAACTAATGGCATTTAGCCACTATACTATGTTTTTTTAGCAAATAAAGAGCCAACATGCCCTTTGAAAGCACGATTACCAAAGTGTGTTAGAGGCATGGAAACATCTGCCCATATCTCACCACCACATTCTTGCCAAAGTCTTGAGAAATAATAGTCTTCTGATAAATATCTTTTTTTACCGGGTTTAGTTTCATATGTTCCTGCTGGAAATAAATCATAACAGTTATCTGACCTAAAATTAGTTCCATTGATAATTTGATCGGACTCATATTTACGTTCTGGAAACTTTTTCATCATAGTGCGAAAAACTTCTCTTTTTACTAACATCATACCTGTTGCAGCTTCGGATACCTTACAGAAACCATTTTCCATCGTAACATTTTTTGGATCGTCAAAATTAAGATTGTATCCTAAAGATTTAACTTCTATTTCATCTGCAGTTGCATCAGGGTTTTCTTTTAAAATATCTTTAATCTTTTCAAAATGAATGTGTTTTCTTGGATAAATACCACAGGCTACGTCTTTATCTGCACAAATTAGTCTTTCAATATTCTGAGCTTGAAATCCAATATCAGCATCAATAAACAAAAGGTGAGTTGCTACAAAATCTGTTTGATCCATCATCATGGAAACTATGGTATTTCTTGCTCTTGTGATTAAACTTTCATTACCCATTGATTGTAGTCTTAATCCTACACCACGAGCAATCGACCATTGCTGTAATTGTAACAAACCATGCATTGTATTCTCTGTGAGAATTCCACCATACATAGGCATTCCTAAGAATATTTTAAAATTTTTGTCTTTTAGTTCTTCTGGTTTAATCATTTTTTACTCCTTAATTAAAACTAAACCATCCTGTAAGAATAGTTTTTTCTTTTGTGTTACTAACAATTCCTCTATGAACATGTGTCCAAATACTAGGCCATATTAAAGTCAATCCTTTTTCAGCTTTTGTTTTCATGTTTTGATAAAAAAACTCAGTTCCTCCATCTTCTACATCATTCAAATAGGTCATAAAAACAAGATGTCGTTTGCTTGCTATACTTTGATCTCCAACGTTTTCAAAATGCCATGATTTATAGCCACCGCTTACAGGATAATGTTGAATATTCATATTTTCAAATACAGAAAAACTTGAAACCTTGTCAGCATATTCATATTTTTTTAAATAGTGTTGTAAACATATTTGTAAGTAATCTCTATACTCACCAATAATTACATCAAAATTACTACATCCTATACTTAAATCAGTGCTTTCTTTAATTTTTTTATCAATAAGATTAAATTCTTCCTTTTCCCCGATTTTACCTTCGCCTTGATATTTTTTGTTAAAATTAAAATAATCTAGTAAACCATCACATATTTCATTGGGAATATACCAACCTCCTATAAAAGATAGTTTATTATATTTTTTTTCTTTTAACTTTTCTTGTACCATCCAGGAAGCCCTAACATTGGTCTAGTATCATTAAGATTGGTAGTTCCAAAAGGACCGTCTTGATCATTGTAGTGCATAAAAACTTGACCACAATCATATCCCTGAAAAGGTTCTCTCCAATGTTCTAATAATGTGCCTTTATAAACTAACATATCTCCAGGATTTAAATCTACTGTAACCCCTTCCTTACCTTCATCTCCTGATGGTTCCAGTTTGATAGGCCATTTATCACCCCCTAAATTTAAAGTGGTAGATATTTCACAAGAAGGTCTGTCTTTATGTCGATGTAATTCATCACCATATTTGTAAATACGAGCATAAGTATAACAAGGTATTAAATTCAAACCTGTAACTTTTTTCATAATAGGCATAACACGGACCATTAATGTTTCCATCGCTAAATCTGCATAATGAGAATAAGTATTAGGAATTTGAGCATCTCTCCAAGTACCCCACGTTTCATCAAAAGGAGATAAAAACTTACTCTCTTGTAATACTTGAGCTACTGCTCTTTTGTTTTGAAAGTAAGCATAAACAAAAGACGCTAGCTCTGGCGAAATAGCTTCTTTGATTACATGATAATTATGGTCTTGAAAAAAATTTCCTGTAGTTTTTTCTTTCTTTTTAGGCATTGTTGTTCTCCTTATTTAAATTAGGTATAGCTTGAATATTAAAATGGATGAAACGGAAAGGATCTCCTTTTTGTACAATATATTCATGTGCCATATAAGCAGGTGTGAATATCAAAGTACCTGGCTGTATTTTCCAATGCACCGCTTCACTTGCGTGTGTTATTTGACTTCTATCTTTTTCAGGTAACTTAGAAACGACATGTCCTGTTCTTGGATCATGAAAAACTGGTTTGGAAGATGTATCACTACACTTTAAATAAAAAAATCCTGATACATGATTATTGGAATGAATATGAGTATTGTGATGACCCCCACCGTCTTTAGGAAATTCTTGCACCCAAAACTCAGTAAAGATTAATATGTGATTAGACAAATCATACCCCATCCAATCTAAAAACTCGTGTGATTTTTGACCAATATAATCAACATAGGGTTTCATTTTAGGTTCTCTCATAAAACTTCCGCTATGATGAACAATTCCAAAATCAGAACCATTATTTTCTTTAATTTTTTCTTTGTTTAATTTCTTTGCTTCTTTAATTAAAGGATCTGTTATTTTCATAACATCTTTGATCCATTCTGGTTTATAATCAACCCAAATAGGTGTTTTAAAATATTCTTCTACAATCATACGTAAGGTCTTCCTAAATTCCAAATAACTAAAGAATATCGAACTCCTTTTGTAACAGGAGCAACACGATGCCAAACAAAAGAAGGAAACACAATCACTGAACCTTTTTTACGAGCGGGCTCTGATGTAATAATA